CCCGAGGGGACTTTGGGGGCCACGAGTGCCCCCGTTTCTTCACGATGCGGCAGCCCCGCACCCGTCACACCCTCGGCCGTGACACCCACTACCCAGCTTCGCGCGCTGGGGCCTTTCGAGGTTTTGCCTTCTCACTACGATGAGGTACGCGCAGGCTCTCCCGCCTTTTCCGTCGACTCTTTTGATTCGTTCGACTTGGGCCTTGAGCCATCACTCCCCCCCCTGAGGAGACAGGACACTTACACGTGCCCTCACATCAGGAACCCGCAGCTTCCACCAGTACCTTACCCTAGTTTGAAAACTTTTCTTTCTTTCGGTTTGTTTCTGTTGGTCGCAAGCGTCGGAGCTTCAGCCGTTACTAGCGGTCTCGCTCCTGGAGGTGAAGCCATCTTTCACACTACGGCACTCGCTCAATTTGCAATGCAGCAGTACCATTCAGATGTTCCAAAAACATCGTTTTCCCTGAACCCAGGGCCCGCGAAATTTGAGGAGCCTGCTGATTACCAGGACGTGGACATTAACGAAGGAGTTTCCTCCGTGCCAGCCTGCAGCCCAGACCACAACGTCCGCGCCGATGAGCTGCCATTTGTCCCTCCAACTTCTCCGGCCCAGCCTGTAGCTGAGCCTCCGAGAAGCCCCCTCGTCTTAGACCACGACTTTGAGTCGTGCGCTGAGGCCTGGAGCATTGCTTGGACCTCAGCGATGACCTACCTAGAGAAGTCGGCCATTGCCATCTCGGCCACCGCTGTTTATCTCGGTGACAAAGCTTCCGTTTTTAACAGCGGATTTTCCAAGCATTTCTCAGGCCTGCATAACGTCACGTCCAGGGCCATAATACGTGCTCAAGGAATGCTAAATTTCTTGTGGCTCCTTTGTGCTCCCCTCCGACTGAGTTTGCACGTCACATGGAGCCTTACTGACACGTTTTCAGCAATCCTTTTAACCGTTTACGAGGTTTGGATCGAAACGGTGTCACTATCAGCATCGCTGCTGACGCGCCCGACGGTAGACCTCACCCTTTTCGACACGGCCATTTTGTACGTGTCGACTTGCGTGGCCTTCGGCGCCTTCATGTTCACCACGTATTACGCTTTTGTCGCGCTATTTATCCTCAAGAAATTTACCGCAAACACCGCAAATTATTCGTGGAAAACTTACCGCTCGTATGGCGATGGCTGGAACTTTGCAAAGCTTTTCTTTGACGCTTCTTCCTTGCCCATAGCCACTGAGTCCAAGAGGAAGGGAGCCATCCCCCTTATTCTTCAACAGCGCGTTGGCAACATTCTCGTATTCACAGACGTAAATGGGGCCACCTACACGCTAAACTCTGCCACCATGCCCGTTTCCACCGCCGACGTTAAAGCGGAACGAAGCGTAGCTGGCAGTACTTTAGTCGCGCTAGAAAGCTGCAAAGTTCCAGTCGCCGAGGTTTACTGCGGCGGGAAGATGGTGCTCAACCTTTCCCTTGTGAAAAGCACTTCAGGCAGCTCTCTTAGCTATTCTATGGTTTCTTGCAACCACGGCCTTACCAACGCCGTTTGGAACGACGCGTCTTTTAGTATCCGCGTCGGCAACTCGTTTTACGACCCCCGGAAAATTCCCGGCGTCGGCGAGCCTGCGTTCTTGCAGGAAAGCCATGGCGTAGACTTTACCATGATTCCTATCACCTTGGACGCGTGTTCGCGTCTCGGCCTCTCTGCTAGCTTGGCACCGCGTGTTAGCTTCAATGGTGCTGCGGAGACAGGAGATCACGTCACTCTCGTACAACAGTTCGACGGGGTTCGTCACCAGTCGAGCGGGTTTTTGAAGGCCCCCAAAGAGATTGACGGTTACGAGTATATGATTTCGCACACCTGCACGACTCGTGAAGGTTCCTGCGGGTCGCTTCTCGTTACTGGAAACAACGCCGTCGGCATCCACCTGCTTGGCAACACTACGAAAGAAGAGAACTACTGTCTTGACCTCGCGTTTGCGATGTTTATGGCAGGACGTCTCGACTACGAAAAAGTCGAAATTGGCAACTACGCCGACGGTGAAGTAGCCATGGAAGGAACTGGAGCTGGCAGCAACCACGGTCGCAAAAAGCTTCACGACTACGTCGACCTGGATGACCGGAAGAACCGCGGATTCAAGCAGAGAATCGCTGCCCGCGGATACGACAGCGAGTCAGCGACTCTCGCTGTTGCGGCGGATTTTCAACCGGGCGTTCCGTTGGCGGCGCCCGGCATCAGCGTGAAGCCAACAAGGAGCATGACGACGCAGACGCCGAGGCAAAAGAGCGCATCTGTGCAAGTGAGCACGGTAACGCTGCCTCCGGCTTCCCGCTCCCTCCCAGACGCATCGACCACGTCGCCTACCGCAAAGCTGCAACAGCTCACACGTCAGAATGCAAGCCTGGCAAAGGAATTGGCGAAGGCGAAAGCCTTAGCGGCCTCGCGGAAAGAATCCGCTCAACAATGCCGGACGCCCTCAGGCGCTACGAGCTTTCCAAGAGTCCTCTCATCACTCCCTGTGATCCAAGAGACCTCGGAGACGGAACGACGCAAGTTGGAACGGTCCCTCAAAAAGGGTTTAGGAGATTGCCAACTCCTGCTGTCCCAGTCGAGGGCCCCCTCCGCGCCTGCGGATACGACTTCTTCAACCCCGACAAGACTGGGGCTCAAGCTCGGGCGTCTTTCGTTGAGAACGCCAGTCGCACCAAGGCCAGCTGGGCGCGGACAAGCCCCCCCTCTGAGGTGGAGTTCTGGGCTTGGGCAGATGGCAAAGATGTAGTGCAGCTGAGGCAAGACCTCAGCTCGCCAGGCCTGCTCGTGGGCCGTGATAGAGACTTCGCAGTCTGCTTAATCACAATCACCGAGATGGGTTGCTTCGTTTCGACCAAAATCGAAGACGTCGAAACATGCGACGACTTAGTCGCAGTTGCTTTTTCGACGTTCAATACGAAAGACGGGGCCAGTTCCCCGGGCTACCCTTACATCAACTATGCGTCGACTTACAAAGCAATACGCGAAGACACCACCGTTTACGACGGAGTCACCCTCACTGAAATGATAGTGTATGACTCTGTGTTAACCGTGCTGGCTCTCATTGAAGCCGGGCCAGACCTTTCTCCACTTGAGTACGTAGAAATCGGAGCTGCCTGCATCAACACTCCTCACGTGAAAGGAGAGCCAAACAAAATGAAAAAGCTCCTCGCGCCGCGCATTGTTATTGCGCAAAGCGCCAACTGCCAACTAGCCACTACAATCCTGTTTGATTTGATTCACCCTGGGATTGGCCATTCCCTTTATTGTGAAGGCTATGGTGTCACGAATGACAAGTTGCTTGCAGTTAGGGACTATCTCATCAAATCTCAGCAAACGTACTTCCCCGACGAAAAACCCAAGCTTCTCAAGAGTGACGTTAGTGGTTGGGAAACTTCTTTGTCTGAGTCGTCCATCAGCTGGGTCATGTTTGCTTATTCCCTGGTTTCTACCAGCAAATACAACACCACAAAGCTGTTTGCATTGATCGGCAGGCTCATAACCGACGCCGTCTTTCTCTTGGACGGAGGGTTGGTGGTCGTCAAAAACGACCCTGGAGGGCAAATTTCCGGCCATTTCTTAACCACGAAAACCAACTCTCCCGCCCGCGGCATGTTTGCCATAGACGCGGGCAACATTCCCGTCTGCATGGGTGACGACACGCTGGAGCTCAGCTTATCAGACATCGACGCTCTCGTTAGTTCATACCTCACCACAGGGCTTACTGTCCGCGACGCTGAGGTACACCACATAGACGAGTTCGAATTCTGTTCGTCGATCATTACTTATGTCGGCGGTGCTGTGCACCACGCGCATACGAATTTTGGGAAGTCCGTTTACAGGCTACTCACGAAGGGCTGGTCTCTTGCTCAGGCCTGCCACCTCCTCACGCCCGGGTTTTCTGACCCCGGGTCTGCCGTGGAGTTCGTTGCACAAATGGAAATCCTCAACGACACCCTATTTGCTGACGGGTTTGAGTCTCTCGCGGACTTTGATTCAGCCTCCTGGGCGCGCTTGTACAGCGCCGACTCGTTCGTTTTGGAGGACCAGCCAACCCTCATCTAGTTCGGTACGAGCTATCGCTGTTCGTACCTGTGGAAATCCTAGCAGCGATGAAAAGAATGAAGGGAACCAGGCGGGCGCGCGTAGCGTCCGCCCCCCGGGGGCCCGCGAAGGCGGCCCCAACAAACTCCGCGAACCTTGCTGGGCAAGTCAATTCGCTTCGCCAGAAAATCGACCACCTCGGCAACATGATCCCTAAGGGGACGTTTAGCAGTGTTGGAAGGCACGCTGGTGGAGCTCTTGGTGGTCCGCTAGGCGCCACTCTCGGCCATTTCGCCGGGAAAGGTTTGTCAGCCATTACTGGCTTCGGCGATTATGAGGTTAAGTCTAACACGCTTTCCACTATCGCAACAAGCATGGACACTGTGCCTCAGTTCTTCAGAAACGACCACACTGTTCGCATCAGGCATCGAGAATACGTTAAGGACTTGGTTGTTCCTTTTTCGCCTTCTTCGTTTACGCTTGAGTCCTTTGCCCTTAACCCGGGCAATTCCAACCTCTTTCCCTGGCTTGCTAGCGTTTCTAAAAGTTACCAGCAATACAAGGTTAGGGGCATGGTCGTCGAGTACAAGTCGATGACTTCCGACTATGCTGCCGCTGGGCCTCTCGGCACCGTCGTGATTGCTAGCAATTACAACGTTGTTGACTCTCCCTACGACAACAAGATCGATATGGAGAACTCCGAATTTGCAGTTTCAGCTCGGAGCTCTCAGAGCATCCTCCACGCCATTGAGTGTGCTCCCAAAACAGGCAGGGATGACTTCTTGTTTGTCAGAGACTACGGCAACGAAGACGCTTTGGCCACCAACGACGCCAGGTTTTACGACCTGGCCTCAGTCCAAATCGCCACCGTTGGCCTTCCCGGCTCCGTTGGCAATGTGCTTGGTGAAATCTGGGTGTCGTACGACATCGAGTTTACCAAGCCCATCGTGCCCTCCGGCGTCGGTGTTAAGTCTCAGATCAGTGAGATCGCCGCTTTAACACCCACTGTGGCTCTGTCTCTAGGTCAGATCGGTACCCGCAACAACACGCTAGGGGTCCAGGATAATTCTCTGTTCTCCTCTACCGTCAACCCCAGTACCACCGCAAGCCTGTCCTTGTCGAGCATTACGAATTCACCCGGAAACTCTACTTGGACGGTGCTCAAGCCTGGCTACTACAGGTTCCTCTATGGAGCTACCTTCGCCTCTGGCGGAGTTGCCAACTCCACGGCGGCCACTGTTTTTAACCTTGGCACCGGAACTGTTATGCCCGTCAGCATTGACGCGCATGCTGCTTCCTCCATCACTGCCGCCGTAGTCGACCAGTTTGTCTACTGCGCGCCTGGCAGCGTTGGCGCGACCATCACACTGAATGGTGGCACGGCGTCAATCTGGGGTGCCACAAACGTCACGGTCATGAAGAT